GTATTTGTCGTTTGAACTGTAAGAGTTATGGAACCATTATTAATGTCTTCACCAGCTGTCATTCGAATAGTACTAGTACCAGATGATCCGGCGCTGGTGTTTGTATATTGTACATATAAAGTAGCAGGATCAGAACCTGTGGCCTCAACGACTTGTAAAACTTTTACGATGACACCTGATGTTTGTCCAGTAAAAGACGTACCAACTAATACAGAAGTGTCAGTAGGAAGAGTGTTTGTGGTAGTATTTAACTTTATAAATTCATATTTTTGATTTATTGTAGCGCCACCTGGTTTTACAACGGCGCCTTCTTTAAATATATTATCTCCGAATCTTGCTATTTGTTCTTGCAATATCGTTTGTAGCTGTGTTAGCTCTCGAGCTTGTACGGCTTTACCTGAGTTGAAAAGTATCTTGTGAAAGCCGGCGCTGTCAGCAAAGTCATCTTTGAATGTATCTGTAAATACTGATTTTGATAATGTTGTCGCCATATTAAATCCTTAAAGTGTTATTACAACTTTTATATCTTCTGTCTGATTGGCAGAACGTGTAACCGGTGCTCTATTTTCTATATATAGTATCTCTCCAGATAGTTTATCAACGTCGTCTTTAGTAAATGCGTCACTATCAGCGTCAACGCCTGCTGCTACTAAAGTGCCTGATTGGCCACCACCTGTTATAGCCTCACCTTCTGAGAATGGCTTGAAGCCAGTTTCTTCTGTTTGATGAAAATATAGTCTATCGCTATCTACTTCATCAACAAAAGCCTGAGCGCCACTTGTACCACCTGTTATTGTTGCATCAAGAAATCCTGTATTAGCTGTTGCTTGTAATTTAAGAAAGTTTAAAACTTTGCCGGAAGCGTTATCAAAGTCAGACACCGCACCTGGTATCGCTGAATCAGTGTGTTCTTTTGGATTTCTAAAAAGACAGACTTGTCTGAAATCTTGACCTACGATAAAGTTACTATCTTCGATACCGTTTGGTTTTGCATTAAACATCAATGAAGTTGATTTCATTTCATCTCGTGGATCAGCACCGATTCCGTCTTTAGGCCCAAGGATTGCTCTAGCTGCCGCGTTTGAACCACCACCTCCTGTGATTGAAACACTCGCAAAGTTATATCCTTGTCCCATAGCCATGGCACTGTCTGTACTTGAATCTAATTCTATTTTAACTATCGCTCCGCCACTCACTGTCGCTGTGGCTGCAGCTCTCACTCCATCACCTTCAATTGTTACGGTAGGAGTTGAAGTATATCCTGTACCCGCTGTAGTCACAGCTATACCTAACACTTGACCAGGAACAGCAGAATCTTGAACCGATGCTTGTTGTACTTCAATAGTTGATAATCCCGCACCACCTGCAGAATCTAAAACTTTTTCAATAGGAACAAAGTTCGATGATAAAAACTTACTTGCTCTTGCAGCGCTTAAACTATATAAAAATTTCCATACGTACCCGTCTGCAGTTTTGAACGGCTTTGTAGTGGTGCCAGTTGGTTTTACTGTAGATGAGTTTGCCGTACCTGTCGCGCTCTTACCTTGCTGAAGACATATGTAAACTTGATTATCTTCTGTTAAAACATAGTAACTATTTGTTGCAGGAATACTTGCAAGGTCGTCATCAAATGCGTTATAGAAAGCACCAGATGACCAGTTATATCTTGGAATGACAAATGTAAGATCTGTAGCAGATTTTATTGATTGTAATCCTGCTCTAAAGTTTCTTACAGTTCTAGGCGTATCAGTTGGATCAGGTACGGTCTCTGTAGCGTTCCATTGTTCTGACCTACCGATACCGATATAATATCTTGCGTTTCCAAGTCTTGACTCATCAAATACAGTTTGTGCAAGCTGTTTCTTAAAAGGGTCTGTAATTATTGCTGTCATATTCTATTCCTTATGCTACCGTTACTTCACCTTGGTTACCTACTAGAAACCAGTTACTTCCGTCCCATATACACGTACATCCATCGTTTTGGGCCAAAGCAAAGGTTGAACCTTGTGCAAAGTTTGAAGGTGTGACTGTCATCGCACCAGCACCTTTGTTTGTAAAAATTTTATATTCACCTACGGTTGTACCATCTGCTAAACTTACTGCTAGGGCAGAACCTTTATTACCTATGATTAATGTAGCTGCTGTACTTGCTGCACCGTTTGCAGTTATGGTAGAAGAAGTAAAAGCTGCTTTATTTAATTCAATAGAACCTGTACCTTTCGGAGTTAATACTATATTTAAATTGGTTGCTGTTCCTGTTGCAGAAAGAGTCGGTCCATCTGTTGACGCTCCATTTGCTATTGTTAATTCATTAACCGCACTACTTGTAGTTGTAAATTTTATGAATTCGTTTCCGTTTGCATCATTTAATGATGTTCCAATTACAGGCGTATTGATTGTTGGTGATGTTAAAGTTTTATTAGTTAAAGTTTGTGAACCAGCTATCGTAGCAATAGTACCAGCACCACTTGGTATTGTAATGGTTCCGCCGTTTGTAATTGATGCTATGGTCGGAGTTGTTAAAGTTTTATTAGTTAAAGTTTGAGTCGCAGTATCTAATACTACGTTACCTCCAGCATTTGGTAAAACGATTGTTCTATCTGCTGTAGGATCAGTTGCTATCAACTTTGTTTCATGAGAATCAGTACTAGTACCTTCGAATATTATGGTACCTACGCTTCCGGAATCTTTCAATATAACTTGTGTAGTTAAAGTACTACTGTCACCACCAAGTTGTGTATATATCTCTTGAAAGTTTTGATTAATTTTAGTTCCTGCTGTTCTTAAGGTATCACCGGTACCATCGTTTGCAGAAGAACCTATGTTTATGTTTTGTCTAGTCATCTTTAATCCTAATAATAGTTCTATTTATACTAGAAAGTCGAGTCACTCGTATATCTAGTGAACATTTCGTTATCCATTGTTTCAGCTGTAAGTGAGAAGTCAGGTCTTGCTGCTCCAGCACTGTCACCAATATCGCTGTCATCGAACTTAAATGAGTTTACTCCAATCAATTCATCTATGCTACTATAAAATTTATCTATTTGAGTTGCAGTAAGAGTTTGATATACACTTACTAGTTGGTCAAGTCCTACTCTTATATCTTGTCCGTTTGAATCAATTAATCCAGTTAACTGCACAAAAGGTGCACTAACAAGCACACTGACTTCAGAAGAAACAGTAGGACCAACTGCAGAATCTGCTATCGATAAGGGCGCAGATAACGTTATTATACCTTCAGCATCTGAAACAACCTGTCCTTCGTAATAAAAACCGGCCGGATGAACAAACTTCTTATATAACGCGTTCCAATTTGTAATGTCAGTAGATGTATTAATTCTTAAACCAAAGGTTTGAAAGACTTCATCGTTCTGTATAAACTTTAAAGATTCTGCTCCTATAGTACTAGCAGAATCTCCGATGATGAACATCGATTCCTTACCGTATTCAACCTCTGCGGTTTGTTGGAAAAACAATCTAAAAAATTCTTCTGCAGAAAACCTTGTACCCTTTTGTCTTAAAAATTGTGCTAGGCGTCTTAATCCAAATCTTTTGTCAGAAAAGTTCTCTGCTGTTTCAAGACCACCTGCAAGTTCAGGAACGTATTTATTAATAAGATCACTAGGCATTTCACCTATGTCTTTTGTAGCATACATCTGTTTTAAATCATCTCCGAATGCGTGTGTTGCATCAGCAGAATCTAAAAAATTATAATACTTTTCTAAGAATGTGACTAAATCAGGAAACTCACTAGTAAAATATTCAGGTAAAGATTCTCTTACTTTTCTTACCTGAAAGTTTTTAAGCCTTCTTTTACTTTGAAAGTCTATTGCCATTAGATGCTAACCTGTGTATTCTGAAAATCTAAAAGAGACCTTGAGGTTGATAAATCTGTGTCAATATCTAAAATAAAATTTCTTAACGGTCTCACGGTGTTTTGATTTGCAGGTATGACTTTAACATCAATCTGTGAACCATTAAAACCGCTAGGTTTGAATCCAACTAAAGTAACAGTTCCTGTCGAACTTTCATAAGATCCGATATTATCAACTTCAACGACGCCATCAATAGTTATTACTTGCAGCTTGTTTGAACTTAATTTATTTCTTATGAAACATGTTTTATTGTTGAAAGTGAAGTTTGTAGTCGTGACTGTAAAAGTTGAGTCATCAGGAGTTGCTAAAATTACTGGAAATATTATCTTGTATTGCAATGATGTATTAAGTGTCGGTATGAATCCTTGCATCAGTTGAACTTCCATTTTAGAGTTTAATATGGCCGGATCTAGTGCGTCAATGAGAGTTAGAATATTAGACCTTCTAAATACTTTATCAAACCTTTTTAAATTTGTCGTAAAGAAATTGTTGATAGTATTTTGAACCTGTGCTTCCATGGCCTGTGGTGTCAAGCTTGTAAGGTCAGGATCTAAATTAAACGTCGTGCTTATAATCATATTGGTTGTTATTGGATCTACAAAATCTGTCGTTATCGACATGATAGCAAGATTGTCTGTTAATTCTGTTGTGATCCTATCTTTTACAGTTTGCTGAGTATCTAAAGTAATGCTGTCTTTAAATTTAAGTCCGATAAAAACTTTACCGTATACTCTTGGAACATTGTCTGCACCACCAAAAGAAATAACGTCATCTAAAAAGGCACCAAACTTTGTTTGAACTAGAGCTTTATAGTCTTCAGCAGTAACGAGTCTTCTTTGAGATGAAAAAGCAATCGGTGCGTTTTGTCTTATTGATTCAATGCTTTCTTTAAAAGACCCGCCGGCAGATATGGATTCTGTGGTGGTGGTAACATTAAAGTTAACGCTGTTAACAGTAACAACCGCCTCTGTAGAAAATGTTGCCGCGCCATTTGCTGTACTTCCAACTGTTGATAAGTAATCAATAACAATCTTATTACCCGCCTTTGGCGCAAGGCCAGTAGATATACCGTCACCAAAAATTATCTCATAAAAACCATTTGGTGTTTCTTTTATTTGATAAAAAGCTGATTCATTAGTTATTCTGATTGCATCTACGATATTTAGATAAGTATCAAACGTTGTCGCCGAACTGGTAGGAAACACTCTTACTCTTATCGTACTAGTGTCCATTGTAACGTCTGGTATTACATAAATCTGTTGGTCAGTTGTATCACCAACAAAGAAAGTTTTTGTTTTTTCTGTTCCTTCAAAAACTGGTATGCCTGTTTCGCCGTTTGCGTTTAAAAACTGATAAGTTCCGTTACCATCATCTGTTCCAACAAAGTTTTCTCTTGTTTGAAACGTGTATGCAACTCCGTCTACGGAAGATGAGAATGTCGTACCACGTGGTAGAGTTATCGCGGTTGGCCTGTTAGATGCTGTTACGAGCACTGATAAGTTCAAGGCAGCCTGTGAAGAAGTAAAAGAAGTAGGTACGTATCCTAAGCCTTCAGCCAATGCTACAACAGAACTTCGAAGTTGCGCAGTATTAATGAAAGATTCGTTTAAAGCAAAGTTAGCAGTTAAACCGTTAAAATGTGTGTTGTAAGCTAACACGTCTAAGATATTACTTAATCCAGAGGCTTCAAAGTCGTAATCCTGAAATTCAGTTTGTTGTTTTAAAAAATCTTTTAATCGACCCTTTATAGTATCAAAATCTAATTGTGTTGATCTTATTGTTGTTGCCATTATCTTAACCTCGTTAGATTTAATTCTGTAGTTACCGTTTCATTTGTATTAACGACTCTAAACGTTACTGTAACTTTGACTTCATGAGAATCATCACGTATTTCTGTAGCTACATTTAGTATGATAGCTCTAGGCTCATATATTTTTACTGTCTGTATTATTTGGTCTTTAATTTCTTGAGAATCAAAGTCTGTATTTAAACCAAATAATAAAGCGTTTAAATTACCACCATAACGAGGTAAGAAAGGTTTTTCAGCAAAATTAGTTAGTAGTATGTTTTTAACAGCTTGCTTTACAGCTGCAGCGTTTTCTTTCTTAAATATGTCACCTGACACCTTTTTTGCAAAAGACAAGTCAATATCCTTCGAAGTTTTTGTTTTCGAAGTTATAATTTGAGCGGAATTAATGTTTCCGTCTTCTACTGCAAAAGCTCTTACTGGCATCTAAATCCTCTGTACTATTTATAACGGTTACGTTAGTAGTTCTTCAGGTTCTTCATCTGTTCTTAACACTTCTATAAGTTCATTGGTGGCTTGAGTTATATTATTATACCTTGTTTCAAATTGATTCTTATATTCGACACTAAAAGGCGGTGTTATCTCTGGCATTGTAATTATTATCTGTACGTTTAATGAATCATCAGGATTAAAATTATCATAATCTAAAATCATCTTGTCATAATTTAGATTGTCTTTAAAATACACCGCCAAATCAAAAGTTTTTTCCACGGCCATCTCACCCTTATTGTTAATAAGTTCATATACAACGGTTCTTCCTCTTGACATAAGATAATTTACGCCATCACTAACGTCTAAGTTTTCACCAGACTCTGCTCTATACAAACCTTCGATAGGAACTAATCTAAAGTTTTTAAATTGAGTAGGTGCTGAACTTGAATTTATTAGTTTTAAAACATCTGCATGTAAAACGTACTGTTTAGCCAACCTTAATCTTTCACTATCATCAAGTATGTGAGTTAACGTCACTGGATCGCCATGAGCACTTACGAACTTAGCCATGCTTATTCCTGGTGCTAATCTTGTTCTACTTGTTATTGGTATTCCTGCCGCCACTTGATTTACTGGATTAAATTTTGGATCAACATAGTAATCAGTTTTAACGTCAGTTACTTTATTAGACTTATAAAGCTTTGTTGGATTTTTAGATCTACCAAAAGGTTTACCGCCTCTTACCGCGACTTTATCTTTGCTTACGGTTCTTCCTAAAGCTGCAGGACTTAACCTAGATACGTGAGGCGATAATGTTCCATCAGCTATACATGCACTGATAAAGACTTCGTTACGTGCATTGTTAGGATCTCTAAGCTTCGATCTTATCTGTTCGGTAGTTAGGTCGGTCGTAGAAACGCCACCATAATGTTCTAATCTATTCAACTGATTAAATAGTGCAGCATCGTCATCTATTGATACTCTTTTTATTGCCACAGAAGAATTTTCAAGTGCACTGTTCATAAGAGAAGCCGTTGGTTTCTGTGTGTCAGAATCTGCAGCTTCTGTAAAAGTTACTGACGCTTGTGCGCTTCCTCCAGCTGATCCTACTATTGTTGCAGCTCTGGCTGCCTCACCAGCTGTGTTAGCGTTACCCGATAGATTACCATTAAAAGTTGGTGCAGTCATTCCTACGTTAGCAATCACGCCTTGTGATGCATGTACTGATGTCGCATTAACTCTTGGTATGTGTGCTGTATGACCATACATAACAATGTTTTCACCACCCATTGTTCCGCTATCACCTGTGACTGCGAGTGAAGAAGCCGCAATATTGATACTCTTAGACGTATAAGTTATTTCATTTTCAGCTGTCATAAAGAGAGTTCCACCAGTATTATTATTTTGATCCTCACCTACAAACAAACCTCTTGCTCTTTTAACTATTTCGTTACTGTTACCATGTACAAAGTTCATAACGTCACCACCTATGGTTTCTGACTTGCCACCTAATATTTGTACTTCCTTACTCCCACCTATGTCTTCAATATAACCACGCTTGACTGTCTGTTCTATATCACCGTCAACCTTTACGTTAAAATCACCACCGACTTCCACGTCGAAGTCACCAGAAACTTTTAGTTTTAAGTTGCCGTTATAATGAAGTTCACCATCACCGTCCACTATAACTTTTTCATCGTGCGCAGTTACTCTAACTGTATTATTAGTTGATCCATAAATCATTGTACCGTCAGCACGCATTTCAACGCCTGAACCTGATTTATGTCTAATCATTACTCTTTCACCACCAGGCGTGTCATCATATTCAACAATATGGCCTGATGCTGTTTCTTTTACCTGACTGTTTGGATATGAACTTACAGGTTCTTTTTTTAGATCTAAATCTAAATTTGCTGTAGCACCGCCGAGCTCAACGTTTACTCTTTTAGTTCCTCGAGCAACGTTGTTAACTGAAGAAGCTTCTTCGTATTCGACTCTTGGAAAGACTCCTTCAGGATCACTTCTTCCATTATCTCTTTCTTTCAAAGACAATGATTCTGCTAACGATATATTAAAATTTTTTTCTGATCTTCTGGCCATTAAAATAAACTACTCTTAATTTTTTTAGCTACATCTAAAGATTTTGTTGCTGATCTTTTAAAAAAGCCATCAACTTTTCCTACATTTAAATCTTTTACGGCAGTCTTTTTATTTATATTGAGGTCTGCAAAGCCTTTTTCTGCAGCGGCGAAAGACTTAGTAGATGCTACTTCAATTTGAGACGCAATATCATTTTGATTTATATTTACGTCTTTGATAATATTATTAATATTTGCAAGTTCAGTGTCTATGTCAACTTTTATTTCTGCACCTGTTTTTGGATCTTTAGTTTCAAATCCTTTTGCTATGCTCATAGGGTTTGTAGTGTTTACTTTTGTTTGAAGTTGCGTAACCGTAGATTTAGCTACTACACTCTTTGGCGGTTGCACTATTGCTAGTGTTTTTCTATCAAGATCTTTGTTTTCATCTGAAGAAGGATCCTTAATTATTTGAAAGTCTTTATCAAACTTTTCTCTAAAAGCGCCAACGTCAAACCCTGGTCCTAATA